CACCACCCTTACATTTGGTCTGCTGCTTTTACTGACTGAATAGACAGGTTTGTAATCGGGGAAAGTTGCCATTTAAGCTACTCCGGCTAGAAGTCCACCTGGACGTTTTTGTTTTACTAATTCTGCCTGAACTGCGGCAGAAAGCATAGTCCCTAACTGTTTAGCTTGTGAGTCATCACCTTGTACATCCGTTCCAGATGCATCAACATTGACTGTTACGTTGACTGATCCTCCTCCGCCTAGTTCGTGATTAGGAATTATTTTTCCGCTGCTACTTGGGACAAATAACTCTGGTCCTTTTTCTCCTACGATTGAAGGTTTTCCAACAGGAGGTCTACCTCCATCAGCGAATAAACCTAAAGCACCAAATATTCCTCCGCCAGCTTTACCTCCAGAACCAAGAATACTTCCGTATAAGGCTTGATTAAGAGCCATATCTAAGAATTTATCTGCAATATTGTTCAACATGTCAGCCCATGTTGCTGTTCCTTTAATTAAGCCTTTGATTCCATCTTTAATGGAGCCTGTTATCTCAGCGGTTATAGACTTCCAAGCATCTTTTATTTTTTCCATAAGTGCCACTTCTTCCTTTAACTTATTGTTAATTACAATACTTTTTTTAATCCTTTCCTTCATCTGATCGTCAACTGTTATACCCCTGTCTGACCTTCTTTTTACTTCTGCTGCAATATCTTGAGCTAGTTTTTTCTCTTCATAATTACCCGCTAACTTAGCCTTTAAAAGTTCATTTTCTTTTAGTTTTTCGTTCATTAAATCGCTATGTAATCTCTTTAATTCTTTCTGGTTTTCTACTTCTTGAGCAGCACCTACCGCACCACCTGTACCATCTGCTCCAAACAAATCCTTTTCTATAGCAGATACACTTCTTTTACCTAAAGAGCTAATACCCCCACCCCAATTACCACTACCGCTAGATGCCCTTTCTGCTGCCCTTAATTCTTTAAATAAGGCTTGTATATTTTCATCCTTAGAGGTTGCAGCAAAGTCTCTGGCTTTTCCTCTATCCGCAGCCTTACTTATACCAAAAAGCTTATCAGCCCAATTTAGTAATCGTGCGAATCCTGCTCCCATTTTGAGCATGAAGCGTGACCAAGATTCAGATAATTTTTTAGACGCTTCGCCCCATTCTTGTAGACCTTTAACCCCTTTCTCCCCGACAATTCGGGTCATATTTTTCATTGCTGCATTCAAAGCAGCCTGTTTTCCTCTTGCTTGCTCTATTACCTTTAATCGTATTCCTTCGGCAGTGCCAGCCTGCCCCATAGAGTTAATGAGAGCGTCTATGTCTGGAACCAGGCTGCTCATTGCCTGACCGAGTTTGTTTACACCTGCAAGCGCCTGCTGAATTGCAGTTAAAGCAGAAGTAGCAACAAGACCTCCTGCAAAACCACCCATTTGTCCTGCTATCTTGGTTCCTGCAAAACCACCAGCAAAACCAGCAGCACCTCCTAATGGCCCTTGTCCAAATAACAATGGGAACGCACCACTAATCAAACCGCTAGTTACGGCTGATTTGTTATCTCTACCACTTATTTTTGTCCCCGAAGTAGCGGCTGTCCCACCACGGGAACGACCTCTTTGTCTTGGGCCTATAGGCTCTTTATATTGAGCAGAATCAACTTGACGTAACTTGCTAATCTCTGTTTCTAATTCTTGTCTATTTTTTACTCTTAATTTCCATTTTTGTTCTAATTCTCTAGTTGATTTAGTCTCTAAGCGTAATAACGCCTTTTGTAATCGTTCTTGACCATCAAGACTATCTTGTATTCTTTTTTGTACGTTAACTCTTTGTCCTACGAGTGTTCCTTTACCTGTCTCATCTATAGATGATGATTGACCTGCAAATTGTTTCGGGCCAAAAGGTTGAGAAGCATCACCTCGAACCTTTGCTAATAAATCTTTTCTTCTTTGAATTTCTCTTGTTACTAATCTCTCCGCAGCTACTAAATTTTCAGCAGCTTTAACAGCAGCCCTTGTCCCAATTACAGTTTTATTAAATAGTGTCTGCTGTCTTGCTAAAGCTCGATTAAAATTATTAAAACTAGGTACTGATCTCTTACTAACATCATTGAGTTTGACAAGGTCTTTTGAAAGTTCTTTTATTCCCTTCGCAACATCTTTTGCTACAAGTTGTACTTGTCGAAGCTCTTTGGCTCCCTTAACCGCAATATTAATTTGGGCCTGATAACCTGAAGCCACTAAATTTAAAAGCGCATAGCAATAAATCTATCTTAACTGCACTTGGTTATCTACGCCTCTTAATCTTATCCATTTCCTTCTCTTGTTCTTCGTTTATCACTGAAAAGTATGCGCTCCAGCCAATGATCTCTTCTGGAGTCATTGCCCTGACCTCGGAGAGAGTCATTTTTAGTTCTCTTGCTATTCCGAATTGCAGCATCAGCAAGTTATCCCTTTTCAGCTCCGAAGCTAGGATTTTGGGTCAATTACGCCCTCTTCTTCTTCCTGTATGACAGCGAGCATCAAAGCCTGAAGATCAGCGTCTTTTACCTCGTTCTTCAGAACATCTATTTCCCCTGCGGAAAAAAGCTTAGTGCCATCTACGTCTTGTGCCTTGGCTATGAGTAGTTGGAGTGCAAAAGCATTAGCATCATCACTTCTTGCTTGTTTTTGTGCTCTTTCTCGTTCTGCCATTGTTAAAGGAGTTATCCACATTTCAAAGAAGGTTCCATCCGATAGTTGGACTTGTCTCTTTACAGGCTCTAAATTTGCTGCTTTCTTTAAGCGATCTATGGCTCGAATAGGAGTAGTTGGCATAGTTAGGAATGATTATGTTACTACTGTAGCGTAATAGACAATAAAAAACCCCGGTAGAACCGAGGTTGTTGTGATATAGGTAAACTGATATTGAAATATCAAGTCTTAGATAGATCGAAAGTAGGAGCAGTGCTTGGACGGAAAGCAATGTCTACTGATTGACCATCATCAGGGTTAACACCCAAACTTGCAGAAGTCAAAATGATATCCGCAGTAATTGAACGACTGGATGCATCGTCTACACTTGCGCCACTCATAATGCGATCCAAGTAGAGCTTTACTTTTGCACCTGATTGCTCACGTTGAATAACGTCTTCAATCATTCGGCTGGAAAGTAGAGTGTCGTCATCTGTTGTGTAAACAGTTGCGGAACCTGAACCATCAGCAAAACCGGAGATAAATGTACGGAATGGAGCTGTTTGACCAACTGTTTGTCCGATTGTTGTTACATCAATCTCTGCTCTAGTTATTTCAAAACTCCATTCACGAACAGAACCAACAACTGCTGGTGCGGTATAGATAAGAGTTGCAAAGTCACTACCAAAACCACTTGGAGCTGCGGTGGCTGTTAGTACAGCTCCACCTGCTGTTGCAGAAAGAGTCAATTCACCTGTAGCAGCATCGTAAGTCTTTACATACTTAGCTCCTGCGGCAATGCAGTTAGTTGTTGTTGCACCGCCTGGATAAGCAAGAGTTACTGGATCATTTACCTTAAATCCTAGATAAGTTCCTACCTGTATGTTTGATGTATCTCCACCTGAGCCAACAGGGAAGTTGGCAGCGGTGATTTTTGTGGAACTGGTTCCTGCGGGAGAGTAATACAATGCACCCGCAGTACCCGAAAGAACAGTAGCCATTTTTAAAGGGTTTCGGTTTTGGACATACGGGTACGACCCGTTCTACATACAGGTTAGCGTGTTTTACGAACCTTATTCAAGACTCAGGAAATAAATGTAGCTTGAAAACCTGTTTCTATCCTAGATACAAAGAAGGGACCTTCGTCTGTAAAGGTCGGACCTTCAATAGAACCAGTTTTTGCATAGACTCCACTACTTGTTTTAGCCGTGTTATTAATGGTTTGTATAGAAGTAGTTGCAGTATTCAATAAAGTTTGATTTCTAGCTGGACCCTTACCCTTCTCTGTGAAAACTCTAACAACTATGACACCTCTTATTTGGTCATGTGATGTTGTCAAAGTAGATTCAGTAGTTAGTCCAAATTGAATATTTACATGAACAAATTCATCTACCGTGTCAGATAGTACATCAATAAAGTTATCGAAGTAGATGGGAACAGCAGGACTTAAAGCACCATAAGCTGTTGCTAAAGGTGCTTCAAATTTTGCTCTTACATCTTGGTAATTCATTTAAGTCTCCCTTGAGTTCTACGTTTTGTAACGTCTATAGCGGAGTCCATTTCTACTCTTATAGCTCTGCTTAACTCTCCTCCTCTCATATATTTAGGAAACCAGTCTAAAGGAGCTGTTCTACTTGAGAATGGTCCTGGTCCCCCTCCTATGTTCCCTCTAAGGGATGGCTTTTGTCTTCCAGAAGAAGCTAATGCAAGACTATTCTTACCTTTTTGTGTCTGAGGCTCTATTCCCCATCTAACGTCTCGTCTAAACCAACCTAACTGTTGATCCATAGCAAAGCCCTTCTTAGGTGAATCATTAAATATTTCAAGTACAATACTGTCCTTCAGAAACTCAGAAGATACAGCCTCTCTACCAGAAATTGTAGGTCTTTGGATACGACGTGGTTCACCTCCGACACCAGGACTAGGGCATGTAAATAATCTAGAAGGTGTCTTCACTTTCCAAGAATTAGAAAACTTACCTGACCAAGATGGACCCGCCTGTTGCAGATCATCAACTATGCCTATACATGCTTTTATGGGTCCGCTGAAAACTAAAGAAGCTGCTACACGATCCAGGTCTTTTACGAGTTGCCCTAATCCGTTTTTTGTATTTGCCATTATTGTGGCCTCGCTACAACGGTGTGCATAATCGGTTTATCGCCTCTCGAAGTATTCACACTTACTATCCTAGCTACCTTTGTTGCTCCTGATTCTGTGTACTGAATACGATCACGAACTGTTGGATAGTAGTCACCTAATTCTTTATTACCAAAAATTATTTGTAAATCTGTAGCCTGTCTATTTCCGTCAATCTCTGAAGGAGATGCCTGTGTAATTATTGCTTTTATAGAAACATTTGTATCCGCACCACTTACAACACCCGTAGATGCGTTATATGTCTGAGCTGCTGCGCTTTTTATGAATGTTAGGTTTTCTCCCCACTTATCTAATATCTTTGCGGGGATGGAACCAAAAGTGGTATCTATTAATCCCATCTCAACCTCTTACCATCCTAACTTGATAGCTGCCACTTCCACCAAGACAATAAGCACCAAGATAGGACTGCAACCAAGGACAAACGTCAAATACATTGTTAACTGTACCAGTACCTTGACTCTTGGAGGAATACTTAACCTCCATAGTTCCTAATTTGACCTCTTCAATATTACCGTCAGTCCCTCTATTACCCGTCATTAAATCTGTATCGTTAGCTAACTGTCTTGCTAATTCATACTGTGCATACTTGATACTTTTAGGTATTTCGTCAGAAGTTAATTCAACATTATCTACTTCGTAATTCTGTCTAGGCCATTTTAGAGCTTGGTCTTCATCACATCTGCTCCCATAGAAATTCAAGCTGTCTATCCAGCGACATGCAGATATCAACGCTCTTCTCTTTGCGTCATCTGTCTTGTCATCCCAGTTAGATTCCTCTGGGGCGGTCTCGAAATAAAGATCGGCCTCGTTTAAAGTTACATAACTATTGGAGTTTGCGCCCTTTAACGTGGCATGAATGGCTGCGGCCACAACGTCATTAATAAACCTCCTTCATATCATAGCGTCATAAAAAAGCCCCACCAGAAAGTGAGGCTGATTTATGTAGACCTGCTATAAGACTAGATCAAATAGTTGATAAGTCTAGTGGGCTATTAACTGTTATTTGAACAGCAGGGATTAGGTCTACATTGTATGTAGCTCCCCACTTGTTAGCAGTCGCTAGGTTTGCGTTTGTTGGGTTGTCACCAGCATCTACCCACTTAGTACCCATTACGTGATACGCAGTGTGATAGTCAACAGAAAGAACATTCTGCTTAGACAAGATGTTGCGATCAGCTTCAATCCTTAGATCTTGCTGAACACCTTCAAGAATTGTTCCACGCTTAAGTAAGTAGCAATAGAACTCTCTTAAGTGACCGCCTGTACCAGGAGCAACTGTGTTAACAGCTTCGTCAACAACAACTGTGCATCCTGCGAACTGACCGACTTCCTTGGCTCCAATGCCAACTCCGCCACCACCCCATGTAACAGCACCATCGGCGACCATTGCAGCGGTGGAGAAAGTTAACATTCCTACCTGATAGAGGTAGTAAGCAACTGAAGGGTGAACAACAAGAATGTCTGGCTCTTCACCACGCTCACCCAATTTATTACGGGCTTTAGCAACAGTAGAAGCTGTTAAATAGTTGGTCTCGTCTGATCCTGAAGATGCTGCTTTTGCAACGTCAAGTGCGTTACCAGCTAATGCTGTTCCGAATAATCCTGCAAGTTGTGAGAACAAACGTGCATTGTTTAGCTTATTGATTGCGTCTGCAAGTTGATTGCGGATCGCAGCCATTGGATCTTCACCAGCAGCCAAAATTGCAACGTCATCTACTGCATAAGCAAAACCTCTGTGGCAGATAGATGCAATCTGGGTGTCTGTTCCGATCTTTTGTGGAACTAAATAACCGTTTGTATCCCAGTTAGCAGCACCAGTCATTACAGACTCAGTTGGTGCAACAGGGTTGAACTCAGGTACTTGTATGCGTGTTCCGCCTTCTCTTGAATCGAGAGCAGAACTACGTGCTACTGCACCACTTTTTACGAATTGGCTACGCTCTTTGATTGCCTCTTGGACATAGCGAGCCAGATTATTTCTCTTGACGACATCCGCAAGAAGGACACCGCCAGAGTAATTCTGAAACGGGGCTGCCATTTCAATGTACGGGGATTAATTTGCGAGGTCCAAGTCACGGACTCGGTGGTTAATTCACAGAATTAACTGTTTGTAGCCTCCCTTTTCAGCACCGCTGCAAGTTCAGGCTCAGTTGACTCTAGGACCATCTGCCTAGTTACGTTAATACTACCTTCTTTCCAGGGATTAGTCATACCTGGAGAGACATTTGAGGTAGGTGTTGGTTTTGCGCCCATTCCTGCTGCACCACTACCTTTAAAGTGATGCTCCCAACCTGATCCAGGGTTTCTTAAATTGGAAACATAGGTATTTAGATCTTGTTCTACTCCTCCGTTTAAAACAACAACATTACCTTCATTATTTCTCTTCAACCTATCCTTCAATAAAGAAAGCGTTTGTTCGGCGTTAATAGCTCCTAGATTACTAATAGCGGCTAAAGCAGCACTTCTAGTATTTGCGGCTTCATTTGACGTTTTTAGGTTTTCTAATTCTTGATTAAGACTTGAGATTTGTTGATCTTTTTCTTGGGCTGTTTTATTAGCCTCTTCCCAAAGATCCTTCCACTGTCCTTGATCTTCAAGCTTCTTTTTGCGTTCAGCATCAGCTTTTTTATAGACATCATCTAACTTAGATTTGATGCCTTTAAACTTTTCACCTTCTTCGGCTATTTGAGCCTTCAAAGCTGCAATTTGTTGCTCATAATCGGCCTTAACACCGTCAAGGTTGGGAGCTTGAGGGGCTGGAGAAGCAGGGGTCTCAGCCACGGGCTGTTCAGCGGGAATCACAGACTCAGGCTGAATGACTTGTTCTTCAACCATAATTATTCAGCAGGTTTTGTGGGTTTTTGTGCTTTAGGAGCCTTTGCTTTTGGCTTTTCTGTCGCTGACTCTTCCTTCTTAGGAGGATTTGATGGAGGATTTATTTCCTCGAACCTCATTTGCGGTACTGGCATGGCAATAAATGTACTTGTCTAGTATTCTAGTGTATTAATCGACGTTAGACTCATTTCCGTCAGGAAGTACTTCACCTTGAACAAGTATTTGCCTAAATTCGTCTCTGTCTATCACCTGTTGATCGAATAAGGAAGTTAAAGCAGTTATATCCTGGCCTATTAGTCTATCAATATCAAAATCACGACTAATTTTAACTTCGGGAGGTTCTAAACCAAGGTAATTAGCAGATAAATTGAAGACTTTTTGGAGTTTTTGCTCTAATTCGAGCGAAACCATCGAGAGCATGGAGTTAGTATCCACTCGGTCAAGTCTTCTCGCATCCGCTGATTCAGCAACAAATTTTTGCTGCGAAAGCGTACTAATGCCGAGCGTAGCCATTTGTTGTTGTAATTCTTGTATTTCTGCCGCTTGTGCTTCAAATGCGCTTGATGCGGGTTCAACGTAATAAACTTTGTTACCTGGTTGCGTTGCAAGTGCGTAGTTGACACTGACTGCCATATCTTTTGTTTGATCGTCCCAGCCCTCAAGTACAAGCATTGGTTGTGAGGCTACATGCAAACTGTGTATTAGGTCTGCTTGTCGCTGATAATGTGCGAGATTCAGGTAAGCAATGTCTAGAAGAGGGGGTTTGCTAGTCATTGTGTCTGTCTTGCCTGAATAAACAGTTACAAGAGGGACTTCACCCAAAGAGTATTCACCACTTTCTACAATTTCAAAGTCTTTTTCATCTGTGCCAGAAGAGAAATCACCCGCAAAAGTAGAATCTTCTATGTTATATAGGTTCTTTTCGGATTCATTTTTCCTGTAGACACGATAACGCCCTGGTTCTATGACTCGCACTTGATCGAAGACAGTTTCACCGAACTCCCCCTTTGGTACTACTGCTTTTTCAGCTATTCTTACCTGAACTAAATTTCCGTAATTAACTTCTCTGTCTAGTCTCCAGCCATAGATATTTACGGGGTCTATTTCTATCCAGTAAGGTCTTCTATTTTGCTCTCTTTCTTCGGCAAGACTTAATGCACCCGTGGGAGCAGGAAAATCAACTAAGACGTGGCTTTGTCCGTAAGTTAAGGAACATACAATTAGCCTTCGAGCGTATTCATCTAAATCTGACTTACACCCATCGACGTCTTTTGCGAAAACATCTGTCCAATATGGATCACCTACTAAAGTTATTGGTTTTCTAAGTATTAAACCTGTTGCTGCTCTGATTAACCGTTGTGTGTAAGGGGAAAATACAGATCTATCTACCCTTGATTGATACGCAGTGTAATCTTCACGTGGTTCTAGAGGTAGAAACGCTTCAGAATTTGCCCTTAAATATTCTGTTCCTTGGGTAACTGCCTTCATTATTTCCCACCCTCTAACCATATCTAGTACTGCATGAGTACGAGTAAACGGACTATCTGTTCCACCTATAAAAGTAGAACTTGTAATATTGGTTCTAATCGGCCCTGGAACAGCGTAAGTCATTGTTTTAAATAGAGGGGTTTAAAAGTAATCACTTACCTTTCTTTTTACTTGCAGCGGAAGACTTCTTCCCCTTTTTTCCCTTTTTCACGGTGCGAACGTAACCTTCGCATCGTTTCATGGCGGAGGATTTAGTCATGGTAATCCACTGTCTTTAATAGATTCTATATCCAGTTTGCCCTAATGTTTGAGGTTTCGCTAAGTTAAATTGCTGAAGACATAAATATCCAAATGCGTCAAATGCATGGTCAACACCGAGGTTCTTATTAGGTAGTCCTGTATTTGGTGCGTAGGTCAATGTCCTCAAAGATTTTATTAACTGTTTGCAGCGTGGATGAATAAAAGTTCTTCGATCTCCCGTTGCGTCAAGTAGTGCAGTATTGACCGCTGTTATTTTGTCTCGAATTTTCCAAGGAGCTTTTGGAGAAGACACGTTAAAGCCACTTCGTCTTAGAATACTATGATCCGTTGCGCCTACTCCCGAAGTTTTCCTGGCCCCGCCTGTAGGGTCGGGACATGCTATAACCCTTCTATCCACGCCGTATCTGCGGGTTACTTCTTCGGCAAAGTCCCATGTGGTTGCCCCACCTGTGAGCATGATTTCATCAAAAACATACAAATTCTCACCATCCCTTACAGCACATATTCCTGACATTGGGTCTACGTTGAAGTCCACTCCAAGCAGTAAAGGTGCTACAGTAATGTCCCTTGAATCTGTGGAAATATTGGCATCGCCAAAGGAAACTGCAACTAGTCCTGTTAAATTCTCGAAGCTCGCTTCAAATTCTTGCCTGAAAGTTCGCTGATCTAATTGAGCTTTTGCGGCAATAACTTCTTCTTCTGGGACATTGCCCCCTTCAACTGTTGTAAAACTCCAGCGTTTCCACTCTTCGGTTGGATCGTCGGGTACATAACACCACAAATCGTAGAACCAACTTGCCGTTCCGTCGGGAGTTGATATGAATAATGCCCAACCTTGTTTGTCTGCTAGAGCAGGTCTTATTACTTCAAACCAAACCTCGGCATCCATGAAGGCGGCCTCGTCTAAAACCACGCCCGCAAGACTTCGGCCTCTTAAAGCCATCGCATTTTCTGTTCCTTTTAGTTCAATTAGGGAGTCATTTATGAGTTCTATCTTCAGGTCAGTCTCATTTTTAGACTTAACCCACTCTCTTGGGACTAGGCGTTTGATTTCTTTCCAGGCGATGTCCTTCGCCATTCGATAGGTGGGAGCGCAGTAGAAATATGTCTCGCCTGGTCGTTTTATGGCGGCTTTTATCAGTTCTATACAGGAAAGATAGGATTTTCCGAAGCGTCTTCCGGCTACCAGGACTCTAAATCTGCTTGGATTGTTGAATACCTCCCCCTGCGCCCATCGAAGTGTTAAAGGTTCGGCTGTTTTTGTACTCATGTAGTAAAGAATAACTGTTTTACTGACTTATTCCCGTATTTTTATCGACTAAAACGACACTTCAGCGTTATCATCGAAATAATACTGTGTATTTCTGCCCGTGGCTGAAGCTGTTTTAGGTAATCTCGGAGATTCTTTTGTTCCTGTGGGACAAGAAATTGTAAAAAAGAAAAATCCTGGTAAGTCAGCAGCGATTGTTGTTGAAGCTAGAAGACAGAGGCTTTATAAAAGGCAGTTGGAAGGTTTGACAACTCGCCAGCTAGTTTTGGATCATGCGGTTAAAGAGGGTGTTTGTCAGAAAACGGCTTGGAACGATTGGTCGGCTGTAAGTGAGTGGACTAAGGAAGACTGGGAAAAGGACAGGGAAAATATGATCTCCAGATTACAGAGTATGAGGATTCGTCTTTTCAACCAGGCTATGAAAAAAGGTCAGCTTCAGACCGCAGCACAGATACTTGATTCACTTGGAAAGGTCATCGGAGAGAGTGTAGAAACAGTGAATATCAATGCTCCTGAACTAGCTATTCGAGTTGAGTCGAAGTAAATACTACAAAAGATTACTTTACTGTAGTATTTAAGTAGCTTTATTGAATGTTCTATTGTATTATATAGAGGTACTACATAAGAGATTATTTTGAGGTTATTCAGTAGGTTCCCCCAATCAGGTACTTAACGCTGGTACTTCTGTACTACTCCCCTCTAGACAATAAAAAACCCCTCAATTTCTGAAGGGCTGTTTTTGTTTCAGGCTGTTCTCACTGCCTTGTAGGTTTCGGAGATGGTGAAGGATAGTTGGGAGGCTGCTTTCTTGGCTGCTGTCCATCCTTTTTTAAAATCCTCAGCTAGAAACTTAATTTCTTGGTTGTGGATTTTCTGTCCTGCCTCTGCCTTAGTCTTGGCGGCGTTGATAATTTCGCTCCAGTCCTTCAGGCTTTGGCTCTCCTTGGTCATTGCTAGTTGACCTTTAGTCTTGTCAAGATCTCCTTGGAGTTGGTAGATCTGAGCTAGTAAAACTTTCTTAGTCATCTTAGAAGCTCTTCGATAATTTGCTGAGACATCAGCATCTAGAGAATCAAGACGAGGAAAAGAAGAAGACATTTGATTTGGTAAGCAGTTGGTAAAAATTTTCTGCTTAATTACATAATAGAATAATTTCTTCTGTAGTACAATAATAATTCCTCTATTGTAGTATAACTTAACATAAACTTATCTTGCACCATTTCCACAATTTCAGGAAGTAGCAGGAGTTGATTTGTTATTTTTGGTTTTGGTTGCTCTTGCTCTTGGTAATTTTTGGGGATGATGTAGCAAAGAGAAAGAAAACTATTTTTCAATTCTCAACTTTTAAAACTGCATAAGGAGAAGAAACAACATTTTCAACTTCAACTCTTGGAGGTCTAATATCTCCTAATTTTTCTAATTGATATTTAGAAGTACTTTCCTCAATCAACTTAGAAAATTCTTTTTTCTCTTCTCTTAATTTCGCTGCTGCCTGGTCTACTCTCTCAGGATAATTAGCAGATAATTTTTCCCTAGCACTTTCAATATTAAATTTTATTCCGTGGCAGAAATAACCATTTTCTTCTTTTATGTACTTCATAGAAATCATTGGACATCTTTTACCTCTTCCCAAATTTAAAGAAAAACCTCTTTCACATCCTGAGTTAATCCATTCTAAACTCTGAATTTTGCAGCTAGAAAAATCCTCATCACCTAAATAAAAATGAACATCATCAGATTTTAACTCTCTTCTAATTGGCTCTAAAATTCTCTTAGTAAATTTCTTTCCTTCAAATTTTTCTAAAACTTTAAGAACCTTTTCGACTTGCTCAAATTGTGCAAGCTCTTTATCTAATCTTTCTTGGATAATTTCTCTGGAAGTTTTAACCCTAAAATTTTCCTTAGGCTTAACAGGTTTGAGAACTTGAGAAGTGTTCAACATTGTGCTTGTGTGTAGCTGTTTAAAATACTACAGTAAAACGTTGATTCTTCACATAAGATGCTACAGTAATAGTTGTAATACTTTACAAGAAGTAATTTTTCAGCCATTGTTATACCTCCTCAATATCTAC